AAGTTTGAAAGTTAGAAAGTTGGAAAGGGGAACGTAGTCGGCTGTCCTCCTTTCAAACTTTCTAACTTTCAAACTTTCAAACTTCTTCTGATCCAATCCATATCGAGATTCGGGCAACTCTTCCGAGCCTCCCCCGGAAGCTGCGCCTCGTAATGTCCGAGCAACTCCGCCTCCGGCCAACTACCTCGCAAATCTGCCATCAGCTTCGCCAGCGTTCCAAACTGAGCCGCCGTGAACTGATCCCTGCCAATCAGGCAAATCCCAATCGAACCCTCATTCCTGCCCTTGACATGCGCTCCGACCTCCGCGAGCGGACGGCCCGTGGAAAGTCTGCCATCCCGCTCGAAACAGGGACGCTTCAGCCGATGCGATTCCGCATCGGGGTAGCCATTTTCAATCACATAATGGTAACCGATCCCATCAAAACCCCGTTCCCGGTGCCAGAGATCTATCAGCGCCACATCTCCAAAGAGCGAGTCGCTACAATGCAGCACGATCAGCTTAATTTCCCGCATCGTTCAACCCGCTCTCCAGTCCCCGCCAGAAATCTCCTACCGTTGAACGGAAACGATCCCGGATCGAATTACCCCCCGCTGTACCCAGCCGTTGTCGCAAGAACTTCGCCACCAACGCACCAGTCAACCTCCCCCAGTGTTCAGTCGCTTCCCTTGTCAGAAAAGCCTGCCAGAAGAATCCGATCAATGGCGCTCCGACCGCGCCAACCAACGCCCAACTCCATTCAGGCATATCTGTTACCTCCTGTTAAGCAAGAGTATTTGAACTCAGCCTCTGTCATTCCCACGAGGGGGTCTTTCCGAAATGTCATTGCGAGCCTTTCGCCCATTCCGTCGCTTATCGGATAATCAGACTCAAGCAGGCGAAAGGCGAAGCAATCTCAAGTAAAATCAAATCACTGGAAGTCGAGATTGCCGCACCCATCACCGCAGGCTTCAATTTTATTTAGTTTGTAAACAGGCGGTGATGGGTTCGCAATGACATTCAAAGAACGAATTCCTTCGTGGAAATCACCTATCACCCTACCCCGCCACCACCACCTCTTCCTTCGGCCAACTGTGCCCCCACCGGCGGTTATAGAGATGCACCACCAGGTCCACTAACAGCCCGATCAACACCGCCTCAAACGGTTCTGGCAGATAAGGCACATCCACCGCCGCGTTAATCAGCGCAATCGCCGCTTTGCGCTTCGTTTCCCCTTCGCCACTCCCATAAGCTGCTTCCACCTGCCGCACCGCATCTTCAATCAGCGCAAAGTCCAGTTTTAGCTTCATTTCTCGCTCCTTCTTGCCAGTGATTCAACTCGCTCGACCAGTCTCGCCTGCTCCACCTTGATCTCGCCGACGTCGCTGACCAGCCGCGTCAGCAGCCTGCTGTTCTGATCGAGTCGCTCCTCTATCGCCCGCCGGTCCGCCACATAGGGCGATTCCGCCGCGATCATCTGCATCACTTCCTCCCGCCCGACCGCCTTCTGGCCAACCAACAGCCACGCCGACAACCCCGTCGCCACTATCCCCAGCAATGCCGCTGCGGCAGTCCGCCACAACCCTTCCTCGCTCGCATTGTTGATTTTCATGGTTTCACCGTCTCTCCCCCCAAGCGCCTCGCGCCCAGGAATATTCGTATCCCCGTCCCGTTCCGACCGGCAATTCCCACGCACCGATATCCGGGTAGATTTGAACCGCATTGAAGGGGTACACTCCGCTATGCACGAGAACCCCTTGATTGACCATGCGGCTTCCCCATCGCAGCGAGTAATCGTTTTGGCCAACTCCTCTGAAGTTCGGATCAAGCTGTACGTCATGCGCGCCTGCCGAGATCCCGGAATAGAGCGTCGTCCCTCCATACAGCCCGTTGTAATCCGCCGTCACACTGAACTTTTCAGGATCAACCTCCAGTCCCGTCGCCGCATCATAGACGATACTATTCAGCCAGACCAGTGACGCCAATCCCGATTCAGTGGATTCAACTGTGCGGACTCCAAAGCCGCCCGCCAGTCCTGCCCCGTCAATCGTGCAGTTGACCAGTGTGTCGTTGTCGCACCTGCCATAAAACTTCGCTCCAGTCAGGCAAGAGTCGAGCGTCAGGTGGTGCATAAGACTGCCGTCACTGGTTGAGTCCGCCAACAACCCGATCCCGGCTGAATACCCCCGGACGTCGAGAAACCCCAGATCAACCTTCGCTCCAATCTGCAAGCCTATCACTCCGGCAGCGGATGGTAATCCTGATCCCAACAGCGTAGGTCGCATTCCCGACTGGCCCGGAATGCCGGTAATCGTCAACGCCTTCGTCACCTCAACCGTTTCCCGATAGTCTCCCGACGCTACTGAGATGACGTCACCCGCCGTCGCCTGGCGGACAGCGCTCTGGATGGATGGAAACGGCTCGGCGCTTGAGCCGTTCGGCATCAGTGCCCGATAGAGCGAGTCCATCTGCGAAGCCGTCACTGCAACGCCATCCCATATCATCACCAGGCCAATCGAACTGGTGAAAGCTCGCGCTCCACCATACTGAGCGCCCACCGCCACTTTGTATGAGTTGGATAGACTTCCCAGCGCTGGCATTCCGGCATTGTTCCGTGCTGCATAAGCGCCATTCACGTAGAGTGAGCACGCCGTTGCCGGTCTAAAGCAGACGCCGACGCCGATCCATTGCCCGGATAATGCGGCGATGCTCGAGGTCACGCTGGGGGTCGTGCCGGGAGGGCTCCCCGTGCCGTCAGATGCGACGAATACCGCGCTGCTTGAGGTCAACCTGACCGAATAGCCTGCTCCACCGACCGCGTCTTCACAACCTTTGCCGACAATAGTCAGGTTGGTCGCACCAGCCACCGCGGCGCGGACGATCACGAAGATCGAGAGTGCTTCACTGTTACAGTCGAGTACCGTTGCATCGTCAATGCCGAGCCGATTGGTGCTGCCGTTGAATTGGAGCGCCGATTGGTGCGGAGCCAGCGGGCTTTCGGCGAAACTCGGCGCGTTCAGTATGGCAAGCCCCGTCGGGAGGGAAAGACTGCCATGGTTGACAAACACCCCTCCGCTCGTGTCATAACCCAGCCCATCGGCGAACCGCCACTCGGCAGTCGGCTGAGCGGGCAGTCCGTTACTGCCCCAATTCGCCTGATTGACATAGTAGCTGTTCGCTGAGTTGACCGCCAGCGACGCGCCAAGCGCCGGTTCTAAAACCCACAGCCCGCACCCCAACGCCCAGATCACCGCCCTCCACCTTGTCCGGATCAATATTTCTTCTTTCTTCTTTCTTCTTTGCATCTCCTACTCCCACCCATTTTCAGTCAACCAGTCAAAGATCTCGTCACTCCAGATCGTCTCAACCTCGAGTTCCGCCAACGTCAGCAGCTCCTCGTCACTAAAAGGCACATTCCCGTTCCGGTTGGTCAGCAATCTCCCGTCAGGCCCCACTCGCGGAGCCCCAATGTCCCATCCAAGCTCGTCCTTCAGGTAGTCGAACTGTGCCGAAGTCAGCACCACAAATTGGTAAGTCGGGATGCTCATTAATGCTCCCCGGTCAGCGTCCAGACGAGACTGCTGGTATCAGCTACGGTTGTCTCGAAGACCATGCGCAGGTAACCGCCTTGCAGTACTTTCAGCGGGTAGAGCCAGCTCCTCGAAGTATCGCCGAGGACTTCGAACCGCCAGATCCCATAATCGCCCAGGGTGAAATTGCCTGATTTGATGAAGATGTTGCTTGAGTCGGCGTTCCAGTAGGCAGTCGCGGTTGTGTCGTAAGCGACTTCGAACCGAGCTTTGCTGACGCGAGCCGAATCTCCCGACCCACTGCAAGCGAGTTTCAAGCCGAGTGTGAACTTTTCCGGGTTGTAGCGAGTCAGATTGTTGTTAGTCGCGTCGGATGCGTTCGCCGAATAGCCGATCTGCAGCCAACTGGTGGTCAGGGTGTTGGAAGCTCCGTTGATCGTCCCCGAACCAGAGTAGATCACGGGAGTATGTTCCCCCGCGAGAATCGAATACGTGTCCGCGACCGGAAGTTTGCCCGGTTGTGCATTGGCAACGAACGCTGCACAAAGCGTGAAAAGAATGGTTACGAAAATCTTATACATTGTCAGTTTCCTTTGTTTATCAGTTTATTTTCTCAGGAGGATGGGCGTCCCTGCCCGTCCATTGAAGTCGTTACCGCCAAGTTTCAAGTCCGCTTAAATGCATCAGTTACAATCCAATAACTCCGCATCGGACGTAACTTGGCGGGAAGATGATGTGGCGTGTATGTTTCACCCCATCAACTTTTCCGGCACCCCTTGATACCAGACTCCCTTCCACCGGAATCGCGGCGCATTATTCACCCGGCTTGCCGGATCAGCGAGCATGAATCCCGTCCCCGGTTGTGCGCCTCGATAGACCAGCGAGCCTTCCGTCACCCGCACGATCTCGTCATAGTAGAAGAAGGTGAGTCGTCCAGAGTACTCCGTACCGGGGACGTGTTCACAGCGCCGTATATCCTCACCGCAGATCGAGCAGGTCGGCTTGCGGAAGACAAACCCAATCGAAGCTTCGCACCAGATCCCGCCGTCTATGTTGACGCGCAAGTCTTCCGCTCCCGAATGTCCCTTCATCCAGTAAAACTTCGGCACGATGTAGGTGACGCCCGTTTTCGCGTCGTTCATCAGCGAGCCTCCGAAGAACCTCGCCACGCCGAGGCTTTCCCGCCGATGTCCGACCAGCGCTGGCGCGCCTTGCACCATCTGCAGCAGCTTCGGCAAGTCTTCCGTGCGGAATCTTCCTCCTCCAGCGTCAATCGCATCGCCAGCCAGCCTGCACCGACGGATGAAGATCTCTCGTGCTGTCACCGGCACCGGCGGAGGGTTGATAAGGTTGTTGATCGCGCTCAGATCGTCGTCTGAGATTTTCGTTTGTTCCGGGAGCATCACTCCCGACAATTCCCGATATATCCAGTCCATATCATCTCCAGTTAGTTATTTGCGTCATTGCTTTGCACTCACGCACTTACGCACTTACGCACTCACGCACTCCTCCTTCGCCGCCTTCACCAGCCCGATCATCCTCGCCCCCTCATCCTTCGAGATGTACCCTCTCTGCACCTTCGCGTCAACGGTCTCGAATTCAATCCGCTCGGCGTTAGCGCGCTCAATACGGAACGGATCAGGATGCTTGGTAAACCGATGTGTCACCGTCGCTTCGATCCCCTTCAGTTCCAATTCCATATTGCAGAGCCAATTCACCAGGTCGGTCCCGGCTTTCTGGTGGTGCGCGACCATCTGCATCAGCAAATCGAACTGCGACTGCACCCAGTTCATGGTCGTCTTGTGCGTCCTGCCCAACACCCACGGGAAGAGCTTCAGCCCGGTGATGACGTCCTCGACCACCTGATCCCGGTTCAGCCGCCATTCCCACTGCTTGCCCGACCCGCCAACCACCGTCACCTCCACGTCGCTCCAAGTGAAGATGTTGTCGTCCGGTTCCAACCGCGTGAACTGCGACACCAGTTGCTCGAAGAACCGGTTGGCGCGGTCGGTGTACTCATTATCACCTTCCCAACTGAACCGCTCCGGTCTGCCGACCTTGACCTGCATCCGCGGCGTCCCGGCGTTGTGCGATGACTTCGCCATATCGTCGAGCATCACCTGTTGGATCTCAGTCACCCACGGGATCGAAGCCAGCGGTTCGATCCCCATCGGATTGGTGATGTCCGTCCCGAGCGTCCCGTAGAAGAACGTCCTCGGATCAAACCGCTCAATCTCCTCTTCAGCGCCTCCCGACTTTCTGACTTTCTGACTTTCCGACTTTTCGACTTCCGCAAAAGGAATCCACCCCTTCTCTCCATGTTCCCACCCCACCTTGTACCCATCCACAAACCGGAAGTGGTCTATCGCTCTCCCGTCTTCGGTCAACACCGCCTCCCCGGCAAACCGACCGGTCGTGAACAGTTCGAGGAAGTAGGCGTCTATCAGCTTGGTC